TCAATGGGGATTTTTTGATCCTATTGATACACCAGATGGTGGTAACATTGGATTACATAAACATTTAGCTATTACTTCCTACATTACACAAGGGTATTCTAGAGAAAAAATTATCAAATGGTTACGTGAAAAAGTTAATATGAAATTATTAGAAGAATGTACCCCCAAATTATTATCATCTTTATCCAAAGTTATTATTAACGGACATTGGGCTGGAGCTTTATATGAACCATTTGAAACAATTAATAAAATTAAACTTTTTCGTAGAAATGGATTGTTACCAATATATACCAGCGTTACATATGAAGCTAAATCCAAAACTGTATTTATTTATACTGATGCCGGACGTGTATGCAGACCTATTTTTTATAAAGATGAATCTACTAATAATATGTCATTTGATAAAAAAAATATTAAAGAATATCTTGATAATAATGAATTTACATGGAATCAATTAATTACTGGTTTTAATAATAAGAAAATCAAAAATTTCAATCCAAATGATTATAATATTTATGAATTACACGAATTATATGATAATATTGATTCTGAAGCAAACCCAGCTAAACTTAATAAATTTTTACAAGATAAAGCTATTATTGATTATATTGATACTAATGAAACTGAAGGCTCTTTGATTGCTATGAACGAACACGTACTAGCTAAAGATAAAATTAATAAATATACGCACGTTGAAATTCACGAATCTTTAATTTTTGGTACAATGTGTAATCTAATTAATTTCCCTGAAAATAATCCTGCAACTCGTAATTCTTTTTCTTGCGGTCAAAGCAAACAAGCCTGTTCTATGTATCATACGAATCATCAAGTTAGAATGGATAAAACTGCTGTTGTTCTTGTATCCGGACAAAATCCATTAGTTAAAACTCGCTTTTTAAATCATATTAACAATGAAGAAAATCCTTACGGGGAAAATGCTATTGTTGCAGTAATGTGCTATACTGGTTATAATGTTGAAGATGCTATTTTAGTTAATGAAGGAGCTCTTAAACGTGGATTATTTAGAACTACCTATTACAGCACATATGAATTGCACGAAGAAAAAAGTCAATCTCAAGACACTACCGTTGAAAAAACATTTACTAATATTGAAAGTCATTATAATAAAGTTGTTGGTACCAAACCTGGATATGATTATAGTAAATTAGATAAGCACGGGATTGTAAAAGAAAATACAGAATTAAATGATAAAACTGTTTTAATTGGATTAACTACATCTTCTAGTGATAATGATATTAAAGTTGATGCATCTAAAACACCCAAAAAAGGACAATTAGGTATAGTAGATAAAACATTTATAACAGAAGGTGAAGAAGGAACACGTATTGCTAAGGTTCGTGTTCGTGAAGAACGTATTCCTAATCTAGGTGATAAAATGGCTTCACGTGCTGGACAAAAAGGTACAGTTGGACTTGTTATACCTGAAGCTGATATGCCATTTAATAAAGATGGAATTAGACCTGATTTAATTATTAATCCACACGCAATACCTTCACGTATGACTATAGGGCAATTTGTTGAAACTATTACTGGTAAAGCTTGCGCTACATATGGTGCATTTGGAGATTGTACTGCTTTTAATAATGAAGGCACTAAAAATGCTATATTTGGAAATTTATTGTGTAAAGCTGGATATCATTCTAGTGGTAATGAAATTTTATATAATGGTATGACTGGCGAACAGTTAGAAGTTGATGTTTTTATGGGACCTAATTATTACATGAGATTAAAACATATGGTTAAAGATAAAATTAATTATCGTGCGTCTGGACCAATGACTGCATTAACAAAACAACCTGTTAGTGGTCGTGCAAATGATGGAGGTCTTCGTATTGGAGAAATGGAACGTGATGGTGTTATATCTCACGGTGCTAATTCATTCTTACAAGAATCTATGATGGAACGTGCAGATAAATATAAAATTACTGTTTGTAATACTACTGGATTACTTGCTATTTATAATCCTTTTAAAAATGTCTTTTACAGTCCAATGGCAGATGGACCTATTCACTTTACAGGTGTTAATACAGGTACAACTAATTCTGAAGATATTAAATTTGATTCTATTAGTAAATTTGGTAGAGATTTTAGTATTATTCGTGTTCCTTACTCATTTAAACTATTATTACAAGAATTGCAAGCTATTAACGTTCAAATGAGATTAATTACTTCAGATAATATCGAACAAATTGAAAATATGTCTTATTCTAATAATATTAAATTATTAATGAAAGATCAGTTTGCTACACCTGAACTTGTTGTTAAAGATACTAGAAAAACATTAAATACATCTAATATTCAACACAGTGATACACCTCTTGTTGAAAATATTGTTGAAAATACTGAATCTCCTATATATAATCCTAATTCACCCGCACATCAACCAACAGATACAGAAATTCAAAATGTGATGAATAGTATTACAGATGTTGATTCACCTGAATATGCACCTTACTCACCTGCATATAATCCCAATTCACTAGAATATAATCCTAATTCACCTGTAAGTGTTATAAACGATCCATCTCCTAGATATTCTATGGGTAACGAATCACCTGAATATGCACCTTATTCACCTGCATATGTGCCAAACAATGAATCCAGACCTGCATCACCTGATTATCCACCTGATTCTTATGATTTAACTGATAATTCAGTTGTTTATAATAAAGGAGACAACGTTCATTTTAGAGGCGATTCTAACCCTGAAAGAATATGGAGTATTAAAAATATAGGTGATAAATTTATTACAATTGAAACTATGAATACACAAGGGTTAGATATCGATGATAGAGTCAAGGTTGTTACGGATAAAGATATTTATAAACCTGGAGACTTTACTAATAGTAGTCCTAATATTGGACCAATATATGATGAACCTGTTATTAAACCACAAGAACCAGATAATAATCCTGTTATTTCATCTGCAACACCAACATTTAATATCAAAATAGTTAATGGTAATGATATGACAGAACAATCTGGTAATTTAAATATGACTACTGATAATAAGGATATTATAGAAGAAAATCAACCTACTGAAGTTATTACGAATACAAATATACCTCCCATAAAAATGAAACCACAATTAAATGAAAATATTGAAAGTGCAGATGATATTGATTTTAAGGGTGGATTAGTAATTAAAAAAGTATAAAATTTGTATTTCAAAAAATTGATACTTTATTATAATAATATAAAGTATCAAATATTAGTATATATATATAATAATGAGCACAACAAGCAATAAAATCCTATCTATTTATACTTCCAGAAATACATTGATTGATATATTAAGTGATAATGGTTATAGTTTTACTGATTATAATATCTTTAGTATTAATGAAGTAGATGCAATGTATAAAAACGAACAACTTGATATGATTACAACAAACAATAAGACTAACCGTAAAATTTATATAAAATATTATTTTAAATCAAAACAAATAAAAAAGCAGGATTTAGACGATATTATTGAAGATTTGTTCTTAATTGAAAATGTATTACAAAAAGAAGACACTTTAATTATAGTGACTGAAGATGAACCAAATGACACAATTTTAAATAAAATTAAATACTTATACGATCAAGATGGTATATTTGTTGTTATACACAATATTAAACGATTACAATTCAATATTTTACAACATATATTAGTACCAAAATGTAGTATTTTAACTAAGACTGAAACAGAAGAATTAAAAAATAGATATAATTTATCATCTGTTAAGCAATTACCTGAGGTTTCTCGATTTGATCCACAAGCATTAGCTATATGCTTAAGACCTGGTGATGTTTGTAAATATGATAGAAAAAGCGTAACATCCGTAACTACTGAGTATTATAGGATTTGTGTTTAACTATATTTTAGGGGATTAATGTATATAATGATAGACATTAATTTTAATTACTCTTTTTTTAATGATAATGATAAAAATAAAGAAAATATTGTTGAAGGAATGATTCCTAATTTTTGTTCTTTGAATAGAGGTAGTAACAATAGATTTAATGCTGGGTATTCTAGATTAGAAAATGCAATAGATAATAAAAAAAGACAATCTGAAAATGCAAAATATAGTTCTACTGTAAATAGAAAAACTAATGAAACAGCTGGAACAACTAGCAAAATAGGTAGTTTTAATTCTGGATGTAGTAATGGTAAAAAAATAAAAGGAATTATTTATGATACTAATGGAGTTGATACAGTAGTAAATGGATATGCATATATGATTTCATTAAATTATTTTAATGATTATGGTAAAGTAACTGTTGATCAAAATGGAAAATTTAGTGATTTAATGGGAATTATACCAGAAAAAAATACAAAATTTACTTTTGCATATGAAGATAATGATTTAACATTATGGTCTTTAGTTCTTAAGGATAGTAAAGATCAATTAACTTTAGATTGTGATCTAATTGATGATAATACTACATATGAATTACAAAAAGATAAAATATTACGTAAAGGTTATAAATATGATGGAAGAGATGCTAATGGTAAATTAATTAATACAGAAATTAAAAATTCAGGAGCAGAATCTAGATTTTTTAACTTAAATAAATTATACAAGGAAACATATATGAATACCATAAATTTAGGAGTTGGTGTTTTAGCTGCAATTATTTTTATAATGAAAGATCAGTAAATATAATATGAATATTTGATATACAATAATGGAGACAACTAAAGATATTGAAGAAAAACATAATACAGCAGCTCAATTGTTTAAAAATGTAGATTATTTTTATCAAAGAGCTTTATTAGATAGTATGAATTTAAGTATAGGTATTTTTATAACCTTAGTTATGTTATATAAAATGAGAAAATGAAATATCCATCAAATATATAATGACAGAAGTAGAAAAATTAAAAGAATTATATTCAGCTGATTTTCAACATAGCAAATACAAACAAGATCAAACTAATGATATTTATCTTGCTAATTTATTTTTATTTTTTATATATTATGGATTAGTTTTTTACTATATTAGACTTAATTATAGTTCTATTGTAAATAGTTTTTCATTTTATAAAAAAATTATTATGGTAATATTGTTATTAGCATATCCATTTATTATTTATCCAGTGCAATATAATGTTTATAGATTTTTTTATGCAATATATAACACTCTTTTTAAAAATATATATAACTAATATTATTAAATCTTAAAGGGTGTAAAAAATATACATATTATAATATATACTATAATATGCAAAATCATAATAATCCAAAAAATACACTTATTATAGAAGGCGTAGATATGGATGCTGTATATACTAATCAATCATTAGCAGATAATAATAAAGATTTTCTTACTGTTTATAATGAATATCTAGAATGCAGTGTGCCAAACGCACTATTTGCTAGAGATTTATCTCAAAATTTAATTTTACAAACTGAACGTGTAGGTGTTTTAGAAAATGATAAAGCTAGAAAATCTATTATATATAATACGTGTAATAATAAAAAAATAGTATGTGAAAATATTCTTCAATCAATTGAAACTACACAAGAAAGTATTGATAAACTATATGGAGAAATAACAAAACAATATGAAATATTTAAAGAATGTCGTGATGATAGAATTCGTTGCGATAAAATTAAGAATGAAATTGCAAGTTATGAACAATTCATAAATAGTTTGACAGATTATATTAAAAGAAATAAATATATGTATAAGAAAAATTTATGTGATAAATAATTTAGTATTTTATTCTAATGATTATATAGAATAAAATATAAATGACAGCTACATTTAATAAAGGTTTAACGAAAAGTCAATTTGATGCAAAATATGAAGCAACCCAACCACTTTTACAAGAAAAAAGCGCAGATTTAAAAGAAGAAACAAAAGAAATTACAGGTAAAATAAATGAGGTTCAAGGTGAAATTTCAAAAAATGAAGTTCCTTTAAGACAACAACAAAATCAGATTAACTATCGTTATGGTAAAAGAAACGCACATAACAGAGCAGGCCATTACTACAACAGAAAAGCTAGACGTGGATGGCGCTTTATTAGAAGAATATACCGTAGAAAACGTGACAGTCAATGGAGAGCAGCAAGATCACACGAGAGTATAGGAAAAAGATACATACCACAAAGGGATAAATTGCAAAAAATAAAAAATGATCTGACTGCAGATATAAAAAAGAAAGAAGCTAGTAAACAAAATATTATAAATGAGATAGAAGCAAATAATAAATCTTACATAACATTAATTCAACAAAAGGCTTTTTATGATAATAGAGAGGCAGCTTGTAAAAGAACAAAAGCAATAATAGACAAGCAAGAAGAAATATTATCTAAAGCAAAAGATAAGTTAAGCAAACTTCAAGAAGAATCAATTAAATGTGAAAGAGATTATATAGAAAAATGCGGTCAAAAACAACGTGATGCATTATTAGAAAAGATAGAATTAATGAATAGTAAAATGAGTTTTTTAGAAGGAAAACAAAAAGAATATTTAGATACTTGTGATAGCAAACAAGTTACCTGTGATGATTTGAAATCTATTTTTGATAATTCTGTAATTTTGTACAATCAAAATCGTGGTCACATGTTAAATATGGAAAAACATTTAAACAAAACAAACGATCCTTATAGTAATAACTGTAAAGACATATATAACAGATTAAAAGAAGCTGAAAATGATACAAAAATGTCCGTAGAAATGACAAAAGACAAAGAATCGTTTGTTGAATCCATGCAATCCTACATCGAACATCAAAACATTTTAAATAATTATAATTCAATTAAAGGTAAATTTAACAATATGCAAAATGATGTTAAAACATTAAATGAATCAAATACAAAATCATTATCAAAAACATCTTTATTTGCAACAAAAAAACAGAAATATGATGAAGCAATAATGACTAATATTTTATTAACTACATTAGCAACCAGTTTATTATATTATACATTTGTTGAACTATAAAAATTATATTATATGATAATACATTATAATATTATTTAGTAATGTCATATAAACCATACAATCTTGATAACTATTTTGAATTAAATAATGTCAAACATATTGAGGGATTTAGTGTAGATAGTGCTATAAATAAATTAAACAATGATATAAAACCTGTATTAGATGATTTTAGAAGAGGAAAAGACCAAGCAGTTCTTAATAAAAATGATTTGGAACAACTAATATCAGATAATGAAAACTTACAAAATAATAGTAAATATAATAAATTTGTTCCATCTTCTGGAAAAAGACGTCCTACTACAGCTGATGCTATATTAACAGATTTGCAAGTATTAAACCAAACAAATACTCAAGCTTATATTCTAGGAACTATTGCATTAGCATCTTTAGTAGTTTTAACTGCTTATCTATAAAATATTATAATAATATATAATTAATATAATGGCTTCTCCAAATAATAAAGAAACTCAAGATATATTACAAAATATAAGTGGTATATTAGATAACCTTAAAGCATATGCACCTAATGTAGATTTATCTGGTATTCGTAATGAGATAACTGCTTTAGAGTCTTCAGTTCAAATTGCAGATGACGAAAATAATAAATTATTATTAAAACAAAATGAAGTGAAAGATATTTTAGATGCAGAAAATAACCGTATTCAACGTAATATTAATACCATTGAAGATAATTTATTTTCAAAAAAACGTGCTATTGAAATGAACGAAAGCCAACGCTTAAGAACAAATGAATATAACCATATTTTATTAATTTTTGTAATTTCATTAGCACTTACTATTGCAATATCGATTACAGGTCGTTTATTACCTTTTATTCCTGATATAATACCTCAAATTCTTATTGTATTAATTGCAGCATTTAGCATAATTTATATATTTCAATCTTACATGAAAA